CAACACCCGCTGCAAAGTATTCACCACCATGATTGGTTTCCCACCTGCCTTTTGCTTTACTGTCTTCTCGAAGTGTAACACTTCCAAAAATTTCTTTATACTCCTTGGTGTTCATTAAGTTACGAACTTTGCTACCGAACCTTGAAGCAAGTTCAGCATTGTGTGATACCTGCATAATTTTTTTCTTTGGATACTTACCGATATACCAAGCAGGGAATAAATAAGATGCGAATTCAGATTTAGTATGACGTGGTGGCATGTTGATTATGAGCCTCTTAGCATCACCATCTGCAATATTTTGAAATGATTCAGCTATAAGTTGATGGTGCCCATACTTCTTTGGGTCCCTTGTTTTACGGTAGATAAAATCTTGCCAAACAGACTCTGCAAAAATTAAAAAATTATCCTGGCAGAGCTTAATCCACTCTAATTGTTTTTTTAGAATAATATCTTTTAATTCTTCTTCAGTTAAATTTTCTATTTTCATCTCGTTTGGGACCCTAGTGTATCTATATAACCTACTTTGTAAACCCTTTGTCCCCAAAAAACTCAGGGTATAAACGTGAACGCCTGAACAGGAAAATTTGAAAACGATTTCGAGATTGAGTATGAGCCTTGCTATAGGTGTGGGCTAGATACACCAATGGCGAGGTGCATGACCTCGCCATTGGTTAGTGTTTATTATTAGTCGGTGTTATGTATGGCTTGAACAAGTGTACTAAACTTTTTTAGTATGTTATCCTTGAACTCGTCAACGATTGGGTTGCCCACGTTCTCAAGTATGTGCTTCTCACACTCGCCCATTAACAACTGAAACATGATTTCATAATTCAATTGTTTCTTTTGCCCATTGTCCACCACCATGTCTGCAAGTGATGTAGGTGTATTAGAGTTTAACTTTTCACTCAATACATTAGCTATGTTAATCAAATCATTATTGGGCATTTGATACCTCGCCAATAGCCTTATACTCACAATAAGCAACTTGCTTTTGGTGTGCATTGTATAAATCTAAATGTGCTAATTTAAATTTATCTTTATCAAAAGATTTTCTAACTCTGTTAATCTTTTGCAATCCAAAACTATTTCCATGCTCGTCTTGAACAATGATTAAGTTTTGGTTTGTTCTATCAAATAGATTAACAATGTGTTCTTTCATTGTGTCTAACTCTTTGTTAAGTCTATTTGCTTTTAGCTTTAGTGATGCATAAGCTAGGACTACTTTTTTTTCGTCTTGCTTTAGCTTTTTTGCTGTTTGCATTTTTACCTCTTTGTTAAGTTATGTATTTTTATAAATACTCTATCTTTATATATCTTATCAAATCTTATGCAAACGTTTATTTATCTTTTTTTTAATTAAGTTTGTTAGGTCTAGCAATAGTATTAATAGCATTATTATCCTCTAATAAATTAAATAGTCTTTTTATCTTTTCATTAAAAAGTTTTTCCTGTTCCGTTCCGTGCTGGTGCCTGGCGCCAGCTTTTAACTTACTATTATACTGTTCTTTTACGAGGCGAGAACGAGAACGAGACGAGGCGACAACTGTCGCCTCGTTAATTTTATCTTTAGCCATTACCAACTACACCAATATTCAACGACCTTTTTCTCGTTGATAGATTGCTCACAGAATTTCAAGAACTTAATATCCTGTTCTTTGTAATCCTTGACGCTCTCCTCTTGGAACTGTTGACCCCAAAAAAATCCGTCATCAGCATGATAGTCAGAAAAATCTTTCTGTATCTGATCAGCTAACTCTTTGACAACTTCTTCGGTCAAGTAACATGGTGCAGGTTGATCTCCATTGAAACCTAGATGAGATAAACTTCCCTCTATGTTTTCAGCAGGGTTTTGTTCTGCCCATTTCTTCGCCATGAACTGTTGAAGTCTTGCGTGTTTTCTCCACACGAAAACTTTTGATTGTTCTTCTTGGTCATCATCATAGTATTTATCCCAATCTACCTTATGACCTCGAAGGTGTGCGTGTTGATCTAATCCCATAACTTTCTCCTTTATTGATTAATCTTTATCTCTTATCGTATCTTATATACTAATACAACAATTATCTTTTAGAACCATTCTAAACTACCAACCTTACCATTCTTCATACCACGAAGAGTTCCGTGCTGGTGCCTGGTGTCAGCTCTGAAGGTTTCGCCTGGCCAGATCCTCTCTAACCGAGAAACGAGAACCAATCACAGTACTCCAACGAGAACGAGGATCACCACGCCAGTGCTGGCCAGTGTCAGACTAGGTAGCAAGAAGAGAAAACACAGCCAAACGAGAGCGAGAGTCACTCTTCTTTACCAGCATCAGCTCCTGCTGCCAGTTCTTCTACTTCACTGTCCTTCCAGCTGCTACCATTCGCAATGCAACGAGATCCAGTTACTCCAGTAAGCGCGTATACTTTGCCGGCTTCAGGTTTGTCCTGCAGCTGGTCCTTAGGATGCCAACCATCCGGTGGTGCGTTGTCCGCATTCAATTGTTTAACGAGACCTTTTAATGTTCGTGGCTTACCCATGTTATCCCCTCCTTGTCTGTTTTATAATTAATAATATCACCGAATTTTCTATCGATTAGATGTACGGGTATGTTATTTATCTTACCGTGGCCCCGCTGCTGTGTCCCCTTCAGGATCTTGATCCACATAGATTCTTTTTTATCACCCTCAGCAAAACGAACATAAACGAAATCTTTAGCCTCGGGTTTTTGCTCAAACTGCTTTACTTTAAAATATGTATCCAGACTGTGCTCAGGACAGGACCATACTACATTGTCTTCTGACTCTTTGTTCATAGTTCTCCTTTGGTTAACGAGCTATATATAAGACACGATGGGATACCTGTCAAGACCTTTCTTTTATTTTTCTTAATCTTTCTTCGAACGACCATTTCTTTTCATCGGGCAGTTCTCTTACCAGAGCTTCTACCAGCGTCACCAGTTCCTCATTGCTCCTGGCCAGTTCATCTATTCTCTTGTTGTAAGAACGAGATTTGTTCTCGCCTCGAACGAGATCCAGTGCATCGAAATCTATTGCCATATATTCTCCTTTGTTTGTCTGACCATACGACATCATGGGATACCTGTCAAGCAAGAAGTTCTGGCCTGGCCAGCTGGGAAGCACGCTGCACCAGCTCCTGATGGGGTAACCTTTGTCCGAGAACGAGGTTTGCTTCAAACGAGAACGAGAAACGAGATCCTGCTGCTGGTCCCCAGGCCACTGATCAAACAAAGAGGGAAAAGATCAGTGGCCAGGGCACGAGAACGAGGATTACGCTGCATCAGGACAGGATCCCAGCTCCGTTAGCATCCTGCGCTGGACCAGTGGCCATTGTAACGGGAACGAGAACGAGGCAAACGGGACGAGGGAACGAGCATCAGTGAAAACGGACACCGGTCTGTAGAGTTTAAGGGTTCTCTTCAAGGGGGTCTCATCCAAGATGATAACTTTACCACCAGCCATTATATATTTATTGATCCAAACAATCTGCCACTTATTTAGCTTCGGATAACTTAATGAATCTGATTTTAATTCCATCCAAAAAACTTCATTACCCATGACTGCGTGAATATCTGGAATACCATTGATTGTGCTAGATTCTACGCGGGTTAAAAAGCAATCAGTCAGTCCTTTCTTAACCTTTTGCCATAGTCTGGATTCCCCATTTTTATTAGACATGATTAAGTAAGTTAATTATAATTTAATTTTCCTAATTGATTTAATTACTGCTGTTGGAATAATAGTTGTTGCACCAATATTGTCAAACGTTGGTTTATCTTTAGACTTAATATAATCACTAAATATCCTTGTAATCCCATTCTTTTGACTAAGTAAGTAACCCTTTGATACACATACAGGTAACTGTTCTTTACTTAAATCTTTTGTGCTGCTCCAACCAGCATCACCTTCGATATCCAACCACTCTATTTCTACAAATGGATAATCATCAATTACATTACCGAGATTCTTAAAATCAAAGTTTAAAATTTTAGATTGTTGTCTCTTTTTTTTAATCATCAATCTTTACCTTAATTTTACCAACTGAAGTAGTTATTGTAGAGTTATGTACTTGGTTAAAAACATCTAACCACTCAGACCAACTAGCCTTCTTC